CAATCGGCATCGTTTAAAATGACTCAAGGACTAAACGCAATGAAATCATCATTAATGGATGTCGGTACAGTAATATTGGATGCAGTTGCGCCCGCGGTTGAAAAAATTGGTAAATTTTTTACAGATTTATCAGATAAGTTTAAAAATCTTTCACCTGAAACTCAAAAAATTATCATTGCTTTTGTTGGTATTGTTGCGGCAATAGGGCCGGTTATTGCTGTTTTAGGAACGCTTTTAACATTAGCGCCCGCAATTGGTGCGGCGTTTACCTTAATGATGGGGCCGGTTGGTTTAGTAATTGCCGGGTTGACTGCCATTGCAGTTATAATTTATAAAAATTGGGCGGGTATTAAAAACGCTCTTATTAAAGTTGGAAACTACTTTATAGAATTATATAATAATTCATTACCAATAAAGATTGCAGTCAATGCTATAATTATGCAATTTAAAAACTTTTTAGCCGTTGGTAAATTTGTTTTTAAAACAATTATTACTGTTTTTAAATCATTTGGAAAAGCCGCGATGGCATATCTAGGAAGTGTCGGAGACATCTTGATGGGTATTTTTACTCTTGATATGGCTAAAATAAAAAGCGGTTTTAGCGGAATAGGCGATGCGATGAGGAAAAATTTTGCAAGGTCTATTGATGGCATAAGAGCAAATGCAAGTGAATTAGGCGGTGCAGTTGTTGATAATTTTAATGATGCTTTGAATTCAAAAAAAATAGCTAAATTAAAAATTGAAACCGAAGTTGAAACCGATGAAGCCGAAACGGTTGATCCAAGTGCTGACGGTGGCGGCCCTGAATCTTCAGGAACTGATTTTGTTGTTAGTCCAGTTTTAGATTCAGAAGCAAAATCTAAATTAAAAGCTATAAGCGATGAAATAAACAAGGCCTTAATTACAAATGATAAATTATCTTATGAGGCACGAAAAGCTGAATCAACTAAATACTATGATGATTTAATTAGCAAAGTTAAAAAGGGTTCAGAAGATGAAAAAGCATTGCAAAATGCAAAATCAGCGGCATTAGCTACAATTGAAAGTGAAGAAAAAAGCCGAATTTTAGATTTAAGGCAACAGTTTGCTGATGCTACAAATGCAAGTGAAGAACAACAAAAAAAATTAGAGGTTGAAAGAATAAAAACAAAGTTTGCAGAAATGCGCCAATTGGCAATTGATAACAATTTAATGACGGCCGAGCAACAAGCCGCATTTGATGCGGCACAAGCTGAGGCAGAATCTGCGGTTTACGAAGAAAAAAAGACACGTTTTCTTGGTTTTATGATGTCAATGACAGAGGCACAAGAAATGATGCAATCAATTAATCAATCAATTTCTGGTTCTTTTGGTGCATTAGGTGGTATTATTACTAATGCGTTTGGTGGTGCTGACACCGCAATGGGCGCGTTTGTTGGTACTATGGCAAAAGATGCATTAAAAATTGTAGGTCATAATTTAAAAGTTTCAATGTCAAACGCAATAACGGGTGCATCCGAATCAGCTAAATCATTTGGCCCGGCTGCGGCTTTTATGTTACCGGCATTAATAGCGGGTGCAACTGCATTAGTTTCATCATCATTTTCAAAGTTTGCTGATGGTGGTATTGTTAGCGGCCCAACAATGGGGCTTGTGGGTGAATATCCTGGCGCTCGTTCAAATCCTGAAGTTATAGCGCCATTAAATAAATTACAAGGTATGATTGGAGGTTCAGGCGCTGCTACAAACGTAAACGTTGGCGGTCAAATTAGATTGGAAGGTCAAGATTTATTGATTGCAATTGAAAGAGCGACTGAAACAAGCGACAGAATTTCATAAAAAATAAATAATGGCATACGGCGTTAAATATAGATTAGAATTTTCCGATGTTTTAGAGCGTGGAAAAAAAGTTGAAATATTAAAAAAAGATTATACCGGTGACGTTTTGCCAATGGTAGGAACTCAAAGCCCGGTTGTTATTCAATGGCAAGCATCAGATGATTTTTATCGACCAATTATAGGTTCAAAATGTACCTTAAATTTAATGGTTACAGATTCCGTTGCGTATGATGATTTTTACAAATTTGACGAGCGTGAATATAAAGTTGTTGTTTCATATATTAAAGAAGATTCAGAAGGTTATGCTGATCGTGTTATAGCTGACGGCGGAACTATTGAATCCTTAAATTGTGTAAATTCTATTTTAAACAATGTAAGTAGCGAATACAAAACTTATTGGAGTGGTTTCCTAGTAGTTGATAGGTTTATTGAAAAACTACAACCCAAGCCATTTAACGTAACTTTTAACGCTTATGATGGTTTAGGTACACTAGACAATTTTGAAGCGCCTTTAAGTACTAATTACACACCATCAAGCCCAGTTTATTTATCAGATGCAGAAAGAATATCAACAATTTTGGCGCATCTTGATTTAGATTTGGATTTATGTTTTATAAATGATATAAGCGCGGTAAAAATTGCGGGGAATCCAACTAATAGTTATTTTCCAAATACAGTTTCAATATCACCCGGATTCAATGAATTGGTTAATGGTTACGAAATACCTAATGCAAAAGATCAATTAGAAGATTTATTAAAAACCTACAATATGCGGATTTATCAATCCAATAATAAATGGTATATAGTAGAATCTACTAATGTTTTTGATGTTGATGTAAAAGATAGCATATATAATCAATTGCAAAATACTGGTGTTGTGCCTACAAATATAAGGCAGCAAATCACAAACGTTTTAAATATAAAAAACAACGAGGATTTAAAAGTTTATAATTACAATACAAGCGGTGTTTTTCAGTCAGTAACAAAAGAATCTTTTCTTTCAAAAATACCTTTAAATTTAACGCCATTAAAAAAGAATTTAACAAAGGAATTTATACAACCTTTGGCAAGTGTAAAAACCGAATCAATAGATGCTAACTTTACACAAGCGGGATTCAATGCCGGTTTTGAATATGGTTTAAGTGGTTATACTGTATTTAATAATTATGCAGAAATAGCAACAAATGAAGTTGTAGCACAAGGCAATAAATCAATGAAGTTAAGTTCATCAGCGCCATTGACAAGCCAATCAAATTGTTTTAGTCCAGATAATGTTGTTATTAGTGATTTTGAAAAAATTGTCAACTACAAATTAAACTGTAAGTATTTTATTAAATGCAATATACAAGATAACGCAACTGCACCGCCCGCAAATATCCAATTTAGAATTAGAGTTGAACTCCAAGGATCACCGGGTAATTATCACGAATGGAATTTTGATGATAAAATTTGGGTTTATCAAACCTTACAAAACAATTCAATAACACATACTGAATTTAATCAGTTTGAAACATTAAAGATTGATTTTACAAATGATGGCATTACTTGGGTAAATCCTAGCGCTACCATTTTAAGTGTGATTATACAAAACACAACAACACAAAACACGTTTTATGAAACAACTTATTTTGACAATTTAGAGGTTTTAAATACTGAATTAGAAGCCGCAAGTTCATTGTCTTTAGTAAGTGTTATAAACGATGGTAATTTTAATACTTATAAAAAAGAATTTAAACGTTACAATACAGTATTTACAAACCGGATTGATGCGTTTGTTAGGTCTCGCGACAATTACGGAACGTTTCAAACGCCTAATAAATTTAAAACTTTGTATGATTTGGAAAATCAAAACATTGCAAATGATTATCGTGAATTTGTTTTAAGATATGAGGGTTCATTTAGAAACTTAGAAATCAAACCATTGGCATTCAGCAATAAAATTTGGTTTAATTGGTCAGCAACTGATTATGATTTGCAAACAAGCATCATTGACCGAATGACTTACAATGTTAAAAATGCTGAATATAAAATAAAGGCACACATTCCAAATGACGATGATGATGTTACTATAATAAACACAATTAGTTAAAGAATTTTTTTTGTTTTGTTTGTCAGCCGTCGTTTGTCTTTATTGATTTGCGGCGGTTTTTTTTACTATAATCTTTTTTTTATTGAAAGTTTTTTTTTATTTTTGTATCAAATAAAAACTTAAATATATGTTTGAAACACACTTCAAGGGCGAAATGAAACGCCTAAACTTAAAGCGTTATGAGGTTTGCAGTTTACTAAATTGCACAATGCCAACACTTAAATCGCGTTTAAAAAATCCGGAATCTTTTACCATTGGCGAAATTTATTTGCTGCAACAAAACAGATTTTTTATTTTGTTTTGTAATGGTAGAAAGAATGCAAGAATTCGCCTTAAGCATCACTAATAAAAAACTTAAACATTTAAAAACAACTATATGAAAACAATTAACATTAAAGGAAAAGATTACATTACAGTTAACGAACGCCTAATTTATTTTAGAAGTCAACCGGAGTTTAAAGGGTGGCAAATCAACGAAACAATTGTTTCAATTGATGACAAAGAAGCAATATTTAAAGTAACCATCTGCAATAATGAAGGTCATTTTGTTGCAACGGCACATTCACAAGAATACAGAGATTCTAGTTATATAAATAAAACATCATTTGTTGAAAACGGATTCACTTCAGCATTGGGCCGCGCCTTGGGATATTTAGGCATTGGAATCGACACATCAATTGCATCGGCTAATGAAGTACAAAACGCCGTTAAGAATCAATCAAGCGTTAAAGATGATAAGAAGTGGCTTACAGAGGCGCAATTGAACGCCACGTTAAAAGCTAGCAAAGACCAAGCGGAAAAGGTTTTAAACACCTTTAAAATGAAAAAAGAGTATAGAGAAA